GTCCATCACTCCCGTATAGACGCTGTAGTCGAATATCTGGATGTCAGTCATTGCCTGTCCTTTTGTCGGTACTCCGACCCTAGAACATAGATCAAGCCTTGGGTGGGATTTCCCCGAACACCTTTAAGAATGCGGCTTTTACAAAGATCACCGAGTCCGCGGCCTGTGGTGTGATTTCAATGTGGAACCAGTCGCCACCTGGTGCACCGTGGATTGTTGGCTTGTCATATTTGAGCCATGCATACCGATCACAACGCCATGCTCGACCTTGTGGTTCTGGGTAGTAATCCAAAATACATTGCAGACCAAGATCGTTGGCATTAGCAACCAGTTTGTCAATAAAGACAAGCGCTTCTTTGCGTCCTGCTTTTGGGTTCTTTTCGCTCCTGCGATACGACAGATCAACAGCTCTACCAGTCGCGTGCACCGACAATGAGCCTGGCTTCCCGCGCATGTCACGTTGACCCCAAGACCCGTTGTTCCAAAGCGCGCCATTTGATGCAGCGATTGCTTGCTTTATCCATTCGTTCATGCCGGCACGTGGCGCTGGTGATGCACCGTCCGCGTTGCCTATGTAATCGCGTGCGTTTGGCACGCCTGCTTTAGCTTTGGCTATTGCCACGACCAAATGCCAGGTCTTTAGGGTTCACATATCGGATGAGAACTGGCACAAGCGCGGCGAGCGCTGCTTTGCCTAGATCGGCTGGGTCTGTGTTGCCTGTTGAGTAAACCGCAATGACCGCTGCAATGACCGAGCGACCGTATGAGGCAAGTAGGGCTTTGTCTTTAGGCTTCAACATCTTTGGCTCCTTCTTTCGCTTTTGACTTTAGCCCGTTTGAGGCCACTAAGCCTGACAAGGTGCCGGTCATGAAGACGGTCAGGGTTGAGAGCAGGTCTATGAATGCAGAATCATTGGGCGATTGATGCCCGATCGGCTGTGTAACAAACATGAGTGCGTACACAAATCCAAGCACGGTGATGGCAAACACGCTGGCAAGGATGATGCCGACAACAACGATTAGTCGAGCGTGAAGCTCCTCGGGTTTAAGGCGTGGTCGCATAAATTAAATCCCTTGTGCATGTGCCTGATGGGTTGCAGATCGGTGGTTCGCATTCTATTTTTGTCCAGTTGGCTGGGTCTTGACATGGATAACGATATGACCCGTCATAACTGCACCCAGCGCATCCCCACAACACGACTGCAATTAACGCGCCGTAGCCGATGAGGTAACGCCAGCGCACTACGCCTCTGGGCGTGTCAATGGCGCTGGTGGTTCTTCGTCATGTTCCCACAAAATAAGTTCTGTTCCTGACAAAACCCAACCGTTGTTAAAACCTGCTGCCATTAGCATTTGTGAAATTTCTTCGTGGGTCATGCTGAAATCTCCATTAAAACAATGGTGGAATTTGATGTGCCTGTTTGCACTAAAACCCTTGACAAGTTTTGTTCGCTCTTAAATTGGGTTTTATACGTTGTAGCGCTGGTTGTTGCTGGGCTGTCCAAAATAATCGTGGAACAAGTACCAAAACCATTTGCCGCTGCTGTGGCGTTTGTGCCACCAAATTTTTCAAAATACGATATTTCGGTTGAGCCGCGCACAAGTCTTAAACCCATAGCGGTAGCGTTTGAATCTTTGTAACAACCTGATTGGTTTACTATCGCCAAAATTTTGCTTGACGCTGAAGTTGGCGTAATTGTCAAAGTCAATCCCGTGTCAGCAAAAGTGCTACTTGACGATGAAGTTTCCGTGCTGTATTGGGCGGCGACAACTTGCAAAACGCGAAAAGCGCCCCGCAAATCATTCATCTGTGCCGCGGTCAAAACCTGACCAGCGGTAAACGCTGCCGGAAGTGTGGTTGGTGTTGCCATAAGTGCTCCTTATCCTAAAACATTCTCTGCGTCGAGTGTGCCATACACCGCGTCATCCAAGATCAACTCGTAAACAATCACGGTCGGCGCGGTGCTGTACAGCACACGGTGGCCAGTAGAAAAGTCCAGATAATGCTCAATGCCTTCAACAGACAGCTCTTGCGCCAACTCGGTTGTGCCGGCACCGCTTGGGAATGTCTTTTCTACGGTGATGGTGTCGCCTATTTCTAGGGTTGCCAGGGTGTCCTTCTGGGCTGTGGTCAGCATGAGGAATGCGGTTTCTACGCTGGTGTACCGTGCCTCGGGTTCAGGGTTGAGCAGGTAAGACGCCGCGGTGTCAATTTCTCCTTGGACGTGGAGCAGGCTGTTGGTGATGCTGTCGGTCTGAATGAAATATGTGGCGATTGAGCCTGCGTCGGTGGCTGTTGCCGTGTTGCCGTTTAGTCCTGTTACGACCACGCGGTTGACTACAGCGTCAGCCTCAAATGAGATGCCTACGCCGTTGTATTTGTATTCGGTTCCGTCATCGTGGAAGTCGGCAACTGGCGCCGACAGGGTTTGACCGATGCGGTCTTGGAATGTGAGCACGCCATCACGGGACATGAACAGACGCCCGAACTCGGCGGTGTCGTTAATTTGGGCAATGTACTGCAGAACGTTGGTTCCTGCCGGCACGGTGTACGCGGCGGCGTGGCCAAGGTTGACGGTGCCTGTTGATATGTCTCGGGCTAAGGCTGGGAAGTCAACTTCTGGCAGGTCAAGCACAGTTTCAATGCGTGCGCCTGATGTTTCGGCTGATGGGTTGAACTCGTCTAAATAGGTTTGTGACAGCAAATAGAACTGGTCAGCGCAATACACGGTTACGGTGTCAAGACCGCCAAGTGCAAAGTTGTAGTCATAGTTCACGACATAACCCGAGTAAAGCAATTCAGGGACATCGGTAGAGCTGTATCGAATTAGTTTGACTTGACGCATTGGCGCTAGTCCAGGCTTAGATTCTGCTGTGTCGTAGTACGGGCTATTTTCGTCAAACGGGTTAAAAATGCCGTCCACGTCTTGAATAATGAACGTCATTGTGCCGGCGCTAAACGTGTCGCCAATGTCGCGTCTGCCGCGCTTTACGGTGATGCTCGTAGTCGAGTCCATAACGCTTGCAAACTCGGTGTTGCCGTCAAGCACATAGGTCGTGTTATCTAAAACGCCTTTAGTTGTGTTGTCAAGAGTAAACGCATTGACGTTAAATCCTGTAGCGATCTGCAGGTCATAGTTGCCTGAATCAACAACAGCGACGCCTGGCATTAGGCAATGTTCAGAGCCAACGGCCCTGCACTCCGTGAGTAGGCGCGCAAAGCGTTGACCACGGCTTGACCGATCTCTGCGCTAGTAGCAAGCCCGCCAGTCACATTGACGGTCACTCCGCCGCCAGTATTCATGCGATCTAAAGGCACTACTGCTTCTGGGCCAGCCTCGCCGATCAGGGCAAGAGTTGGGGAACTGACAATTCCGCCTTCAGCCATGCGTGGCAAGTTCATGCGCGCCGCTGTTTGTGTCGGTGAGTTGCCAAGTTTTGGCACGGGAACAGTTGGCGCCTTTGGAATGTCTGGTAGCAAAGGTATTGAGTTGTAGGCGCTGATGATTGCGTTAACTGCACCGATTGCAGCGTTTACCATGCCAGCAAAGAAACCGATCACGGTATTTACAATTGCGTTTACGCCGTCACGAAACCACTCAAACTTGTTGTATGCGGCGACCAAACCAACTATTAACAATGCGATGCCTGCAGCAATAAGGCTAAACGGGTTAAGCGCCATAGCAATGTTGGTGACAACAATGGCGGCAGCGACCGCGCCAATAGCGGCAGCAATAGCCAAAAATGCTTTCGGGTTATCTTGAGCCCACATAGCAAACTTATTAAGCACAGGTAGCACGGCTTCGAGCACGGGTAGTAGCGCTGCGCCTATTGATTCTTTGGTTTCGCCAATGGAGTTCTTCAGGATTGCCATTTTTCCTGCAGCGGTTTCAGCGTTCTTTGCTGTCGCACCACCAAAGGTTCCGCCGAGCACGTCCATGACTTCGTTCAGGCTTGCGCCTTCTTTGATCATGGTTGACATCTCTGGAGACAATGATCGGAGCGCCTTAAAGTTGCCTTGGTAAGCCTTAGCCAATGCGTCGGCAACGCTTGCAGAATCCATGCCGGTAGCCGTGCTGATGTCCATGACAAGGTTCATGTCGTTCATCGCAATGCCAACATCTTTGGTACCGCGCACAAGTGCTTCTAATGCTTTGCGATATTCGGTGTCAGCAACGCCAGACGCTCGACTCATTGCGCTGATCTGTTTTTCTACCTGTGCGGTTTGTGCAGCGCCCGCGCCAGTCACATTCTGCAAAGTAAGCGCTAACGCCGCCTGCTCTTGCTGGTCTTCCATTGCAGCGCTTGTGGCATCACCTAGGGCTACAGCCAAACCAGCGAGCGCCGCAGCTGCAGGTACGGCAGCCTTCTTGATAGCGAACTGAGCTTTCTCACCTGTGGTCTCAAGTTGCTTAAATTGCTTGATGGCCTTAGATACGC